CTTTACCAACGTAAATACACAATTAAATGCAGCGGTACAGAACTTAAAGAATCCAGTAAAAGCCAAGTTAGAATGGGATTTAGCTTATGGTAATGGAACCCAGAGAACTGAGGTCGGTGCTTTTGCGGCTTTGTATAGCCCTGTTACTTGTTTTTGGGACCATCCAAAGGAACTGTACAATGAAAACGGTCATGGAGATGTGTGGTATCATGGTATTCAAGAAGGTAGTAGCAGATACAAAGTATCTCCTTGGTGGTCTTTTAGAACACAAGATCCCAACCATTCTACTGTTCTGGATTTTAAATCAAAAATCCACGGGTATGGTATTAGTAATTTCTACCTAAGTGGACCAGAATGCATAACATCGTGTTTTCATATTCCAGTAGTTACTTCTAGTGCTTTTACACTAGCTAGTGCTTTATCTAGCATTGGTGATATTGGTGACCACAATAATGGTTCTTCTAACAGAGATATGTATTTAATGGCACTTAGAGACATGGCTTTTGCCGCTGCTAGACCAGGAACACCGACAACACCATCTAGTGCATCCAATATTCAAACACAGGATCATAATACAAGGTTATGCAAGGGTCGTTTAATTCGGGTTAATTACGATAATTTTATTGATCATTTTTTTAAACGACTAGAACAACCTACGGAAAACATTGCTTCATACTGTTTTAAAATCCCAGGAAACATAATCTACTATAACACTGCTGCGTTAGCCTTAGCTAATAAAGACCTAGCCCAAACTTACATTGATAACACAGATTCTCTTCGTAATACAGTAAGATTCCAGGGTTTTTCCGCGTTTTATGGTGCTGCAACCATGACAGACAGCACGGTTTGGGCCCAAAGAAATACCAGCATCAAACCCATGGGTTACTATTATAAAGCAGATGCTTATTGGAGTTCATGGGTACAGAATTGGAGCACCGCTGCGGGTAATCATAATGCTAGGTTTAATGAAGCCGACATTGATTGGGCTGTGTGGGATTTGACCAGTACTACCATAAAGCATTTTGATACTACGGCTTCTATCTTACCCAGTAGCTCTACAACTGGATTTACTGCCTCTAGTGGTCCAAACAACAATAGAGTAGCATCGTCTATATTCTTCCCTTGGGGGTTTAGACCCAATGAAGTAAGAAGCATCGCAAGCAGCACAAATCAAACAGGAACTCATTTACTTAACGTAGACGCAAATACCTTGTTTTCATCTTCTTCAAATTTTGTACCAGACCCAGTTGATACTTATGTTTTTAGGTTGGTTGTCAATCCAACAATAACGTCTTCTTATTTCAAAGAAACAACCCCAAACACCAAGCCACTCATAAACTCTGCTGTTTTGCTTGAATACGGATTTAGGGACAGTGCAGATGCAAACGTAACAATACCAATAAATAGTGACATTGCAAAGTTGTATCCTGGCATGAACGACAGTGTTGGAATGGCAAACAAAGCCAACTCAAAAACAAGGATTCGACTTGATAAATCAAATGTTCTATGTAGGATAATTTCAGAACAACTTGAAGAAGATTTGGCAAACTCAAACATAGTACGATATGTGATTAAAGTTGCTATTACGGTACCAAGGTTAAAATCCATCGGTTACAGTAAGGTTTTCAGAAAATTTGCTACTTTGGCTACCCACACAAACTATCCATCATATAACAGCGGCACAACCAACGATAATGAGATAGATAGTGGACCTTGGAGTTTTAGTCTTGATTTTGATACACCATCGTATACTTTTAATGGTGGAACAATAAATACCCCCGTTTCTAACTTAACGTGGCCCATTGATAACGCAAATACTGCCATAGCTGGGCTGGGATTGATAGGTTATAGCGATAATTCGTACAGCCAAAGCCCAAGTTTACCCGCTGGTAGGAATGAGTGTGCCGTAAAGTTTACAAGAATCGGCATTCCTTCTGACTTATGGCTTCGTGTATCTATCCTCAATACAGACGCTACAGTTAGTTTAATTAACCCAGGAAACCTTGATTTCATAGGAGAGTAAACATGACTAGAAAAAGGACTGGTAATCCACAGCCGTATATGATTCAATGGTTTCAATTGATTGTGTTGGCTATTGGTGTCGGTGGGTTTTTTGTAGACCTAGGTAAAAGAACCCAAGTATTAGATAAGACAACTCAAGACCTTGCTGAACTTAGATTAATTGTTCAAGACCTAGTTAAGGCACAGATACAGGTATCATCTAATGACGCAGCTCACAGAACAATGCTTGATGATCTAAAAGCAAGAGTTGTTGAGCTGGAGAAAAGACGATGAGTAGATTTCTCTTTATTGTAGTAATTTTTCTAGCAGCTTGCACGTCTCCTGTAAAAGAAATTGCCAAGAATGCAACCAAGGTATCAGACCTTGCAAACTCTTCCTACCAAAGGTTTGAGGATATTGATTTGGCCACTAGGAACGAGTTTATAGATGTCAAATCAATCCAAGAACATACCAAGGAAGGAATGGAAGAACAAAAAACCATTATAGAGATCACTAAGAGTACCTTGGTAAACCTCACAAAAGTAGAGGATAAAGTTCCGTGGTGGTCTACTATGATTGTTTATGTAATGGTTGCCTTTAGTATCCTAGGTATTGTGTTTGGATTGTGGTACTTGGGTGTTGGTCACCTAACAAGGTCATTGTTTATTAGACTGGGATGGATCTCTAGTAAGAAAATGGATCAAGCTTCCTTGTTGTTGGATGCAATGGACAAATCAAAGAAAACTACAATAGAAGAAGCCGTGGCTGTTCTAAGGGCAGAGGATCCAGAATTGAATCGTGCTTTCAAAAAAATCAAAATCAACCAATAAGCATTGGTTGAAACTTTTATTCCTAAAGGAGGAATTATGTATATGCTAGCGTCATTTGAGTCGTTTCTTGGTTCGGTGTGGTTTGCTGGTCTCTTGGGTCTAGCTGGTTACATTGTTGGCAATGTATTGCCACTTGCCAAGCTTGCCAAGCTTTTTGGAAAGGAGTAAGTCTTGAAGGAAAAGCTAAAGCAACTTCAGGAACTTCTGATTGATCGTCTTATTGACGATCTTCAGAATCCCGAAAAGCAGACCCCAGGTCTGTATACTGTCGTTCGGGGTATCCTGACCGACCACAAGGAAAAGGTTGGAGCCATCCCTAGCGAGGCCATTGAGGCTGTGGAAGCAGCCATGGCCGAAAAGGTTCCATTCAAGCTTAAGAAAGCAGTGTACTAAGGAGGGTAGATGAAGGTTCCCCAGGAAGTCATAGATGACTTTAGAAATCATTTGTTCTTTTGTTTCAAGTATCTTGGTCTTGGAGAACCTACCCGAATTCAGTACGAGATCGCAAGAGAGTACCAAGAAGGTGCCAATGACTCTATCCTAGCGGCAGGAAGAGGCACTGGTAAGTCAACCATCACGGCATGTGCCAGTAGTTGGGAATGGCTTAGGGATCCAAACCTCACCTTCTTGGTGCTTTCTAACACGCAGTCCAAGGCCATTGACTTCGTGTCTCAGTCCAGAAAGATCCTTAGTGTAGTTCCATATTGCCAACACCTACTGCCAAGAGACATCGACAAGGACAACGCCCTTGGATTTAATGTTGCAGTCAGATCAAAGTTTACCCAAGACCTTAGCTGTGCTGCCAGAGGCATCACAGGTCAAATTACGGGTCTTCACGCAGATCGAATAATCCTAGACGACATTGAGATTTCTGGTAAGAATGAAACACCGTTGGGTAAGGAAGCATTGCTTAAAAAGCTAGCCGAACTGGAATCGATCAGAAACAAGGGGTCACGGGTTATTTTCCTAGGTACTCCTCACTACCAGGATTCCATTTACAACTCCCTAAAGGAGTCGTATCCCATGATCAAGTACCCAGCCGAGATGCCCGACTCTTCAATCCCATATGAAGTAGAGGATGTGGCTCCGTGGATTCTAGACCTTGGCATAGAACCTGGAATGCCTACGCAGCCAGAACGATTCGATGCAGATGAATTGGCAAGCAGAAAAGCCAAGATTGGGCCAAGTCATTATGCGCTTCAGTACAAGCTAGTTACAAGCCTAGCCGACATGGACAAGTATCCCCTAAAGCTTAGGGATCTTATCGTGATGGATGTTCACCCATCCCTGGCACCTGATAGGTTGATCTGGCAAGGCCAGAACCTTATGCAGGGCATACCTATGTTTGGCATTTCAGGCGATGCCGTCCCAGAACCAATGCACATCTCAACCAACTTTATGCCATACCAGCACAAGCACATGGCTATTGATACATCGGGTCGTGGTACCAACGAAACTGGCATTTGCGTAGCTGGCGTCTTGTCTGGCACGATCTTTATTCCCGAGTTGCTTGGCGTTGCGGGTGGATATGATGAACCCACCCTAAAGAAGATCTGTGCTCTGATAAACGAATATGAGTTGCCTTTGGTTCGTATTGAGTCTAACTTTGGCGATGGTATGTTTTCTAAAATCCTGGCCCCAGTGATTGCAGCCAACTGTCCCCATCAAGTGGGTATTGAGGAATTCAAGGTAACAGGACAGAAAGAAAGACGGATCTTAGACATCCTGGAACCAGTGATGTCTTCCCACAGACTTGTATTCGACCGCAAGGCGATCATGAACCATGAGAACCAGATTCAGCTTACCCGCCTACACAGGGGTAAGGGAGCCTTGAAGAACGATGACCGTGTAGATGCTTTGTCTCATGCCGTTGCGTTCTACAAGGATCACATGTCAACGGACAAGCAAAAGGTATCCGAAGACCTTAAGAAAAAGGAATGGCTAAAGACCATAAAGAACTGGGCTGAGAACTTTAGAGCTGCTGACTATGTTCCAAATAGCGGAGCCACAAGGGTTATTAGTACCACTAATAAGAAAAAACTAAATAGATCATCCAGACAATGGGGCTGGTAAGGAGAGTACAATGGAACCAATGACAATGATTGCGTTGGGTTCGGCTGTAGCTGGTGGACTTAGTTCCATCTTTGGAGGCCGTGCTCAGAGTGCCGCCATAACTGCCCAGAACCAACAGGCATTTAGAAACTGGATCGCCCAAAACAATCAAAAAGCCATTAACAATGCCAGGTCTCAGTTTGAGTCTGCCCAGGCTTTTTCCCAACAGATGAAAAGAAATGCTGCCATTACCAAGGCTGCATGGGAGTATGAGTGGGATGCCAAGCAAGCGGTAAAGGATTCCGTGACCTTCCAGCAAAACGAGCTCAGCAAGCAGCTACAGACCCAGCGTGGGGCCTTGGTCAATGAAATCCTGTCCAGGGGTGTATCCAAGAACAGCGGCCTATACAAGGCTCTTAGTCTGTCCCAGAGCATCAATGCCCTAAGTGCTGCCAAGTCATTTGAGAAAAACGCCAGAGTCCAGCTAAACAACATTACAAAACAAAAGCAATCAATGCTTCAGCAAACAACCGAGAATGTGTTTATGCCAAACATTGCCATGTTTGATGACCAGCCTATCTACGGTGATGCAGGAGCCGCTAAAAAAGCTGGGATGATAACTGGTTTGGTTCAGATTGGTGGTGCTTTTGCGGGTGCTGCTATAGGATCCATGGGTCCTTCCAGTAGCCCAGGCCCACAATATTCAACAGGCCCAGGTACTCAATCTACTAATCCAGGTGATTTTAATAATCTATCCTTTACCACCTAAGGAGCAATAATGTCAAGAGTTAATTCACAAGGTTTACTAGGTTTTAACCAAGCAGCCCCATCTGTTGAAATCGCAGCCCCAGCTCCTCAGTTTATTGAAAGTCGTTCCGTAGGTGGTCAGTTACAGGTAGCACAACCAAGACAACAGGTAGGTCCATCATCCGAAGAAGCAGCCTACGCGGCTCTTGCCCAGATTGCTGGTGGAGTAGCTAAAGGTCTTGATAACTTTGCCGACATCGGTTCTAGGATTGAAAAGGAAAAGATTCAAAGAGCACAGTTGATCTTTGACGAGATTGATGCTGATGAAACCATGGATCCAGATACCAAGTTTTCAAAGCTTGAAGAAAGAACAAAGGATATTTATACACCTCTGTTGGGAGATAACTGGAAAAAGGAAATAAACAACAGGGTCAAGAAACAATGGATGTCTCAACAAGCAAGAGATTCTTACGAGGAAAGACGTTATAAGACAGAACTTGGTGAGTTCCTTGAATCAAGAAACCTTGATATTAACAGCCAACTGACACCAGAATTACTTGATGAGTTTCAGAATATCTACGAAAACAGATATCCACTCAGCAATACGGTTTCGTGGTTCCAGCTAAACAAAGCAGAGACAAAGGCAAAGGTTGCCGTAAATACCGCGAAGAGAATGAACTCATCGGTTATGGCCAACGTTATGTCTATGATGAGTACCCCACCAGAAAACATCGTTGCGGAATACAACAACACACTAGATGCAAACAGAAAGAAAGAAATTGAAAATGAGTATCCATTCTTCTTTGAATCGGTTGCTTCAATCCCAGTTAACGCTACTCCACAAGATGTTTTTAGTTTGCTTCGCTCAAGAGTCCAAAATAATCTAGAACCATCATTGATGGAACTTCCTGATGATGTAAAAGCAATCGTACTCGAAAATGTAGAGGACGCAGTCCTACAACAAATGCCACGTTATGTTGGTGTACTCAAGGAAAACAAGTTAAATGCAGTAAAAGCAGAAGCAGGAGTGGCTATAGACAACGCCTTTACAGTGTTTAACGGCAGCGCAAAAGGAGATGTTCATCAGTTTCTTGATGCTATTTCTCAAAATCTAGGACCACTATGGCAAGATAGGGATAAAATCACCAGTGGTTTGGTTCCTTTGGTTTTTGATAAACTATCAAAAGAAAACCCAGAATCATCTCCGTATGAGATATGGAACATGGTTGAGCAGCAGTTTTCTTCTTTTGAAAACCTCGATAAGCTAATGAACAGAGGCATGCAAACCAAAGATTGGTTATCCAGTCAGAAACAAGGTTTAATGCAAAGCAATACATGGCAAAATAGGATTAAAGTCATGGTTGAAGACGCAAAAGATGACCTTGGGTTACTGGCAAATAACGACGCTCGGTTTTTGTTTACAGATGAAGCCATATCGGGAAAGATAAAGTCCATCTTTACTAGTTTAGCCGATGCTCTCGGGATTCCAAAAGACAACCAAACTGAGTTTGTAAATTACATGGAATCTTCTATAATAGCACAAGATAGCCAAGGCAACGCTGTATTTGCCATTGACGATTCAAGCATGGGGGATTGGTTTAGGCAAATGCCTCCTGAGTTTAAAACAATACTAAATGAAAACGGGTTTACCTTGGATTCTAACAGAAACCTAAGGAATGAAATGTATGCGATGATGACATCTGCTGCTAATATCATGATAGAAACCCAAAAAAACACAGGAAAAACCACAGTTTCTGAAACCACGACAACACCAAAGGTAATGAAACCATCTGAAGCTAGTGTTGAGTTTTTTACTTTGAATCCTGGGGAACAGGATGTACTGAAAAGGTACGACAGTGTAGAAGGAAACCTTAAACTAGAAGAGCGATACAGAATGCTTCAGATAAAGGGTCAATGGAATGTACATGGAGCGGGATTCACAACATGGCTTTCTCAACAAGCTGGTAGTAAACAACTGGTAGACTTACCAGTAGACAACCCGTGGATACAGGGTCTTGATGCCTTTATGGACCAAGGAAGCAACCCAAAACCAGACCTAGCAGAAAAGTTTCTTGATCACGCTCCTAGAAGTGTCAAGTCATACATCCAAGACAGTTCGTTGTTGGACCCAACTACAGGGGAGTTAACAGCAAACGGAGCTGCTGGACTTCTTGTCCTGGAATACAAAACAGCGACTATGTCAAGAGATGGATGGAACACTCCGCAAGTAAGTGCATTTATGGGTGAGTTTAGAGATTTGCTTTCAGCTACAAAGCAAAGATTAAACAAAGGTGAAACACCAACAAGAGAGTTATACATTATCAACGCTGTTTTACAGGGATTAAGAAAAGCTGGAAGGGATAAAACAGAAGTTATTACCGCTTTAGGTAGCGGTGGGGATCAGTTAAGTTCTATTGGTGTTTTGCTAGCTGTAGCCGATACTCCTTTTATTCAGTTTAATTCTGATGACCCAAACCTAAAGAAAGCAACAGAAAGATTTACTGAAGTAATGAAACCAGCCATAGACTTTGTCGGGACTGGAAATCTTGGAAGCAGAGATATACCACTCGTTGGTAACAGAGACACAAAAGAAGTTGCTTATGGTTCTATTGGTCGAAGTTTAATGAATTTGTCTTTACCAGGACCAACCGATTGGAGAAAAAAAGAAAACTGGCCTACAATTACTAGGAGTCATGGTTTTAAAGACGAAAAAGACATGTATGATTTTATTGGTTCAATAGTACCTGGGCTCCCATCGTGGGATATGGCGTCTACATTGAATGTAAAAGTAAAAGATGAACAAGGATTAGAAACTAACATTGAGTGGGAAGACATGGGACCACACCAAAAAGTAATGTTTGCTTTGGAAGAACTTAGAAAAACAGATGGTTCTTTGGAACAAAAAGGCAACTTCTTTGCAATGTTGTTGAAGATGAATGATGACGGTAACACCACATTTAATGACCCAATTTTACGAAGTAACCTAGCAAAAACACTTATTCTGCCCAGTAACTTCAATGTACCACAGCTAAAGCATGTTGGTTTTGCTGAGGTATCTAAAGAAAAAAAGGGATTATTTACTAAGACAAGAGATATGACAATCAGGCGTGTTCCAGAAGTGACCGTTTCAAACGGATTGTTTTCTTTGGATGGTGTTCATCGAAGAGTCAGAAACACAAGTCTTGGTTTTAATGCAGCAGACCCTACTGAAAAAACCCTAGATCCTTTGGGTTGGGGACTTAATTCAGAACTAGAGGTTGCAGCCCATATGATGCTGGGGGATACAGACTTTACAACACAAGAAGCAACGGCTATAGTAAATGCAATGTACAAAGCCACTGGATCTGGTTTTGTTGCATCCACAAGTTTGTTTCAAAATAGGACTAAGGATACAACCCTGTACCAAGTGTTAGAAAAAATACCTCAGTTTAGGTCTTTAGTAGAGCAAGCAAGAAAAAAATATCCAGAAGGTAGATACCTTAGTATATCCACACAAAGAAACGGGAATAATGAAATACATCCTGTTTTGGTAATAGGCGATACCAGTATTCCTTTGGTTTCTGACGATCCAGCGGTAAATACTAATTCATTTTTTAGACGACAAAACACAAACGAAAAAAACGACAAACAATCAATTGACGAAAGATTGAAGAAACTTCAGGCTAACATCTGGTATCAAACAGGCAAGATAATAAGACCTACGATAATCCAAGAAAAACAAAGAATGGAACCTAAGATAGGAATGGGTCTTAGATTCTAACAAAGGAATCGACTTAAAATGAGTACAATCAACAACGACCTATTATCCGCCGTAAGAAACATGCCGCAGGAACAAACAAAGGAAGATTTTAGGCGGTCAATATATGATAATGTTTTAGGTTTGACTTTGGATGAGAATAACCAACCATACTACAGTAAGCTTGTCGATGAAGACCAAATCTCTAGATTCAATGAGTTTATGGGGAATAGTTTAGGTAGTTTGTTGAATGACAGATCAATCACAGAAACACAAATACAACTCGACAAAATCAATACTGGTCGTTCTGCTTTTCTTGAAAGAATATCCAATGAAGGTCCAGTCTTGGGTTTGGCAGGGTCAACAAACACAAACACACAATCTGTGTTTATCAACAAGGATGGTATAGCAACAAAGGATTGGATGTCTTTTTGGGAAATGTCTGGGCTGTCCAATGTATATGGAAACAATGTTGAGTTTATGGGATCATCTACAGCCGCGTTTTACTACAAAACATTGTATGGAACAAGTAATGCTTTGTTGGAAAAATCCATGGCTTGGCCGAGTATTAAAGCAGAACTTGAAAAAAAAGGAACCCTAGAACAAGAACAATTTATTGCAGATTCACTGATTTCACCAAGTACTTTTGGAAAGGCTTTTAAAACTTCCGTTGTTGGTCAAACTCTTTTTGGGCCAGTTTATAATGAGGCAACTACCCAACTCCCGCTTATCAGCAGTATAAAAGCAACTGTAATTAACCCAGAACTTACCTTGTTCCAAGCCAAGGATCCAGACTTTAATCCCAATTCACTTGTAGATTCAATAAAAGAAATGGATCCAGATTTCTGGTCATTCCTACAATCAGTGGGTGTAGAAGAAAACGAACTTAGAACAGCAAACAACATATTTGATTTTAGGTTTAGGTTAAATACAACTGTTCTAAACGATGCCTTAGCAAAATCAGCCGAGGCTGAAACAAGAAGAACAAACCCTATTGTTAAGGGTGTTAATTTTACCGCCGACATGGCTATTAGTAGTATTGACTCACCAGATTTTGCTGGTCAAGTTTTAATCGCTGTTTCCACAGCTGGTCTTGGAAATTTAGCAGCAGGGGCGGCAACACTAAGCACCAAAATAGGTTCTGCAACCGCAACCACAGCTGCAAGGACGGCAAGAATCGCAAGCATTGCTACAAAGATGCAAAGAGTTGGCAGTGGTATTAAAAAAGTAAAAGACTACCTTCCCGTAAACATCGCGTCTACTTTATTGGAAGGTTCAAACAAGGCATGGAAAACCAACAAGCTACTCAAGTATGTTGTTGGTCCAGCGGCTACTGAGTTTGTCGAAGAAGGCGCAATTGATGTTGTTAACCAGCTGTTGAACATTCATGTGAACAACACCCAGATTAGTTATGATTTTGAAAGAACATTTGATGCCTCGGTATCTGGTGCTTTGGCGGCTCCCCTTCTTGCAGGAACGTTCAAGATTGGTGTAGATTTACCAATAGCAATCGTAAGTTATACTGGCGGTTATGTTGGAAACTGGGCTACCAACCGAATCATCGGAAAAACAATCAATGTTAATCCAACAAGATTCAGAGAGTTTAGACTATATTACGATAATTTTACTGGTAGGAAGTTTGAAGACAAGACACCAGCTGAACAACAAATGCAGATAGCTGGTGAAGTCAGAGCCCTTGTCGTTGAGGGTCTGCTGAACGAAATGACAGACAACCAGTTTGGTAGACTAGATGACGAAAAAAACTTGGATGTTCTTGGTGGTTTGGAGGCTTTGACCAGAATCGACATGGCAACCGACGACACAAACCAAAGAAGCATGTTGGATGTGGTCGTGGCTGTAAACGACTGGTTGTCAAATGTATCTGCTCTTGGAACCACCGACACCACGACTGGAAAGTTTACCAGAAAAATCCAACCATTCATGGACAAAAATCCAGGTTTTTTCAGAGAGACAAAAGATGGTAAACTGGTCATGTCCAAGGAAGCAATGGAGACAGTCTTGTTGGTCGTATCTGCTGCATCCAAAAGCAACTCAACCGAAGCTGTTTCCATAAGCACTTCTGTGTTGCAGAACATGCTTGTCAAGAAATTGTTTGATGCAGAAGTAGCCAAGGGAACCCCAAAGGAAGAGATTCCCCAAAAGGTTGAAGATGCCATACAGAACGAAACAGAGGATTTTGTAAAGGCCAAGGAAAGCATAGAAAACCTTGGCAAGGTGGCCACCGAACTAGTTGGCGAAGTCGGGTCTTCCGATGCAGCGCCACCAGAAAGCGGAGATAAGGAAATAATCAACAACACGCTGGAAGTAGGTACCATTGTCAGCGATACGGTGGAGAAGATCGTACAGCAAGTCACTAAGGTTTCTAAAACCACTCCTGTAGTTACCAAAACTGAACCATCTGCATGGTACGATCCAGAAAC